TGTCCACTCAGGACCCGCTAAAATAGTTAATATTTCCTCGTACGTGTAAGGACCTTCTGCAGTTGTTAAAGCAGCAACACTTGAAGGTGTTTCACTATCCCATTTTACAAATGTACGAGTTTCATCTATGGATTTGCGTACTGTGTCTACCGATGTTTCATGTACTTGGGTGAAATCAATTTGTGGTAATTCTGATACGTTGAATATCATGAATTCTCTGTTTGGGTATTGTGTTTCCATATATTATAAATATCTGTTTTTAGTTGCGTTATAGTTTTGTAGGATTTCTGTTGCGGAAAGGGCACGGTTGTAGATTTGAATATTAGCAATGTTTCCATTCCAATATAATCCATTAAAATCACCAGCTCTTCCAATAGCAACATGGCCTGTACTATCACTTCCTCTTTCAGTTGTTGCTAAACTTTGTTCTAGTTGTCCATTTAAGTAAAGTTGAGTATTAGTACCATTATAGAGTATTGTTACCCAATACCACGTGTTATTTTGAATGGAAGTTGTTGATTGTACTGGGGTTGAGTTGGAAATCCCATTAATAGTTCCCCCAACTTTATTTGGTGATATATTAAAACCACTTATTTCTAAACGAGCAGTTTCTAGAGCACCAGCTGAATTCCAATCAGCTAATAACACTTGTCTAGTACTGCTATTTACAGTTCTAAACCAAATATTTAAAGTACTTCTAGTCCCTGTTAAACTTCTTAATGTTCCTAAATTAGTTGCAACATAATCATTTGTTCCATCAAACACTATACTTCCACCATTTGCACCATTAAACGTCGGTCCATTTACTAATGTTCCATTATTTCCACTACGTGATAAATCACTCCAAGTAGTACCACTTCCAGGATATGAACGAGTGTTTGCTGCATCTAAATACAACACTAAACCATCTGTAACTATTTTTGGGCTAAACGAAAAACTCATATCATAAACCTCTTACAATTGTTTTTATAGTCCATGAACCAGTTGTGGATGATCCAGTTAAAGCTATATTTGAACCTGTCACTATTACAGTAAACGAAATAGCACTTGTGTTTCCAAAGTCTGTTGTAGTAGTTTCTGTGAAATTAACCGCAGATCCTGATTGGATAGCCATGATTGTACCCGCTCTAGCATTTGAACCTGATTTAACTGAGTATTCAAAGAATGCTGTATCGTATGAAGCGGTAGGTAAAGAGTACATCACAAAAGAACCTGAGTTTGTTTGGGTTACTTTTGCTGTTGTGATTAACATTGGGTCTAAATAGTTCCCAATGAGTGTTGTATTATCGGAAAATACCTCTAGTATTGGTAAACCAGAAATATCGTTTACTGAAAATAAAGATCCGCTTAAACTATCTGTTACAGAGAACAATTCACCTTGTGAACCTTGTACTGTAAATACTGGTTGGGCTGAACCAGAACCATAAACGGTTAATGAAGAACCGGATGCAGTATTTTGTGAACTTGATATAATTGTGCGAGATGCTGTTACGTTAAATAAACGTGATTCATCTCCTAACCATACAATTGTACCGTCTTCTGTTCTGAAATGGGGTGATGCTTTGCCGGCTATTCCATTTCTATCTGTTGAATATAAAGCAAATGTATCTGCTGCTAATGAACTTGGGGCAGTTCCATTTAATATTCTTAATTGATTTGTTCCACTATTTACATTTAACATAGAATCTTTTCCTATGTTCAATGTTGCAGAATCAGTTAAAAACATTCTCCTGCTTACAGTACTTGTTCCGCCATTAAAATATAAAGCACCATCATTAATAGCTATTGATCTAATACTCCAATCTACAAAAGTTCCTCCATAATTTTCTGCACCAAATTTAACAACATTTCTTGCTGTATTATCAGTTGCTCCCCTTATCCATACTTCAGTTGAATTTAATAAAACATGACTTCTTGTAAATGCAGCTGGATTTACAGAGGTATTTTCTGTTGTAATTAAAAATCCTTCAACACCAGCAGTATTAGGCATAGCATATCCTACACCATTTCCAAATTTGCATAACTGTGTTTTCCCAGTTCCTAATATCTCAAATATATTCTCAGTATCATTACTATTCCTAACTCTAAATGCAACATCAGTTGCAGCCGAACTTGATGCTCTTACATCTAATCTAATTGAACCACTTGGTGCAGCTCCAGCTCCAATTTGGGTTGCTGTTAATGAACCAGTTACACCTAATGAACCAGTAATTAAAGCACTTCCTGTAAATGGAAAACTTGAAGCATTCGCTACATAAGATGCTGTTAAAGCAAATGAAGAACTTGCAGCAAAACTAGAACTTACCGCATTTAAAACATATGAAGCCGTTTGAGCTGTTTCAACATATGAAGCTGTACTAGCATATGAGGCACTTTCTCCTACAGTGATTATTTTTTCTGCAATGCTACCTGATTGGTGTAAATATAGTTTACCATCATTTACATTAATTGCCAATTCACCTATATCTAAAGATGAGGTTGTTGGTATGCTTCCTGGGGTTAAACTGCGTTTATGTAATATTTTATCTGCCATTTCTATTTATAAATATTAATATGTTCCACCATCAATTGAAGAGGAAAAGTTTGATTTTGGTAAATTTCTCCAAACTTGTTGAGTTGAATCCCATCTCAATTCATCACCATCAGTAAGGTTGTTGATTTTAACATTGTGTAGTTCCTCTATTTCAAACCCTAACTCAATGTTTACGTTAAGTATTCCAGCACTACCTGATTTCATTACTGTACCTAAATACACCTCTGGTAGAGGTGCTGTGGGACGTGTTGAGGTAAATGAGCCAGATGAATGAAGATAAATTGCATCACCGTCTGAAAAACTGGATAAGTTTATGTTTCTAAGTATACCAGATATTACTACATATCCTTCTGTGTTGTTTGGAATTGAATGCCCGCATAAACCTAATGTACCTTCAGAAGTTATATATGATGTGTAATCTGCTAGTTCAACAGTTGGAAACACATCAGAACCTGCAAATCGCACAACTGTTCCAGGTGATAAAGTTGTACCTGTTTCATTTTTTATACGATAAACCATTTGATTGCTAAACTCGATGAAAAAATTCGGAATATCCGTTCGAATCATCATCGTTTTAGTATCTTCAGTCCAGTGTATAGTTCTAGTAGACATGTTTTACTTCATTTTTATATAAATATACATCAATAAAATCCTCCGTCAATATATGATGCAGATACTGCAAATGTAGAATAACTAGCAGATATAGCATTTAAAACATAAGATGCTGTTTGAGCTGTTTGAACATATGAAGCAGTCGTTGCATTATTTGCCCAACTAGAAGTACCAAATAAAGAACCTGTTATACCATCTGTTACGGTAAGCGAACCCGTTATAATTGCAGATCCGGAAATATCTAAACTAGAATTTAAGATTGTTTTTCCAATTCCAACTCTACTTCCACTTACATAAAGTGTGTTATCTAGGTTAACTGAGCCGGAGCTACTAGAACCGCTTACCACAAGACGATGGCCTGTTTCTGCAGTTGTACCAATTAGAACGTTACCGCCCACACCTAAAGCACCATCAGTAATACGCATTCGTTCAGCACGAGATGTGCCTGTTGTGAACGTATTAAACTGCATACCAGTTGCACCGTTGGTAAGTATAATAGAATTAATATAGCTGTTAGCGCCAATTTCAACACCGCCGGCTGATGCTCTAATCCCAGCGGTAACGGTACCGGTACTACTCCTAACTAAGCTTATTTCGCCATTATTACCTAATTGACCAATAGTGATGGCTGTTGTAAATCTAGCAGAACCACTTACATCTAATTTCATGGATGATGTTGGCGTTGAAGTTCCGATTCCAACACTACTTCCACTTAAAACGAATTCAGAAGAAGCTGCAATTATACTTGCACTATTATATAAAATTTGAGTAGGTAATCCTGGTGCTACAATAGATCCACTTACAAATGATGCGGTTTGAGCGTTTTCAACGTACGATGCTGTTAAAGTATAAGAAGCACTTGTGGCAAATAAAGCACTTCCACTTAAACTACCTGTAATACCATTTGTTACAGTTAAAGACCCTGTTACAATATGTATTGAACCTGAACTGTATATTTGTGAGTCATCTAAATGGTCTCCACCATCTGAACGTGGAATAAACCATTGTGTTAAAGTAGGTTCATCACCTAAAGATCCTGTATTACGAGGACCTGAAAGTAGCATACCTCCAGTATAAGTAGCTCCACTTACATTTTGGTAAACCCAATGATTGTGTAATGAATCCCAAGCAAGTGATGCAGTTGCTAAAGAAGATCCAGAATCATATACTATTAAACCACCAAAACGTTGAGCAGGCTCAAATACATTTACAGAAATAAATGAAGCAGAAACTGCAAGTTGAGATGCGGTAACATACGTAAATGAAGATGAACCATAAATTGTTGCACCTTGCAATACTGTTAAACTACCCGTAATTAAAACATCTTGGTTTAATGTGTTAACATATGATGCGGTTGAGGCAAATGAGGAACTTACCGACTGTAAAACATAAGATGCTGTTTGTGCGTTTTCAACATAACTGGCGGTTTGGGCTAAAGTTACATAAGAGGCTGTTTGTGCGTTTTCTACGTACGAGGCCGTTTGAGCATTTTCTACATAACTTGAAGTAGAAGAATATGAGGCACTTACAGCATTTTCAACATATGATGCAGTTTGAGCGTTTTCTATATACGAAGCAGTTATAGAATTTTCTGCCCATGAAGCAGTGCCATTTAAACTGCCTGTTATAAAATCTAAAACATTTAAAGAGCCCGTTACTATAATATTTCCTTCAAACGTGCGTGTCCCAGAAATAGGGGCAGCTACCGTTTCTTTTAAACGTATTTTGTTAGTTAACGTATCAAGTTCAATGGTTTGTTCGTCTGTTTCAGCTAAACCAGCAAATTCATTTACAATAGAGGCACTATCAATGTAGTAACTAGCTGTAAAACTATTAAATGAAGCAGTTGTAGTAAATGTACCAGATACTGCTGTAAATACAGGGTCTGTTTCTTGATAATATGAGGCTGTTTGGGCTGTTTCAACATAAGAAGCTGTTTGAGCATTTTCTACATATGAGGCTGTTTGAGCGTTTTCTATGTAGGATGCAGTTTGAGCATATGAGGAACTTTCAGCATTTAAAGCATAAGAGGATGTTAATGGAACATTTGCTGCATAAGATGCTGTTAAAGCATATGAGGCACTTGTGGCACTATTAGCATTTCCTGTCAAGTCACCTGTAAAAGATCCAGTAAAAGATCCAGTATTGTATGAACTTGTAAAAGATGAAAACTCAACCTCTGATACAAAGCTAGCATCTAAACTAGAGCTAAAGTTTTCTAGATCTGTTACTCTTCCCTCAAATGAACTACTATCAGTATAGTAGCTAGATGTAAAATTATTGAAAGAGGATGTGGTAACAAGTGAACCAGTATCAATGGAGGGTATAGGTAAATTATTCAGATTACTACCATCCCCATAAAATGAGCCACTAAAGGAACCCGTTATACTATAGGACCCTGAGCGTAATTGTTCGGGTTTGATTAGAGCCATTTTATTTTCCTTGGGCTACGTATTGTTTAACGTAGTTTTTGCTTGTTTTATTTTTGCTTGTTTTGCTTTTTGCATGAACTCCAGGACGTTTAACTTTAGGTTTTTTGTTAAACAATGAAGTTGCTGATGTTTTTACTTTAGCTGCCATTTTATTATAAATATAAATCAATTACTAAATTTCCCAATAGCTACTATTTCATCTGAAGGGGAGATTGAGTAGCCTAATTCGGTAGGGTCAATTACAAGAGTTGAAATGCCTGCATTTTGGGTAAAAGAAACTATAGCTGCACTTTCTACCAATGTACCGTTTACAAAGAATGTAAAGTTTACGATAGAAGTTGGTGGTAAACTATTTGGAGCTTGAATCCAACCAGAATTAAATGTTACTGTTGTTGAATTTACATATGTTCCAAGTTTTTGTATGTTGGTGTTTAAATATACTAGCACGTCTTGAGAGATATAGTTTATTACTGGTTTTTGGTTGTCTATAAATATAGGGGATGTGGTTTTAAGTGGTTTTGGTTTTGGATCATCTAGCGAACTAACTGCTTCCATTTCAATTATAACTTGGGCTTTACTATTATATTTTTTGATAGATGTTAATTGTTTTTGAATACTGTCAGGTATGACGTATCCTTTAATAGTTAAGGTAAATGTTGCTTTAGCTATTCTGTTTGAATTATCTGTTATTTCAATTGGAGTATCAAATGAGCTAATTGTAGCATAGAATTTGAAACGATCTTTTTCTCCCCAATATGTGTCGGAAGCATAGTTGATAGCCTCAACTATTTTGTTTAATTGAGACACATAATATGTTTGTATAGCACAAGTATATGATATAGTAACATAATCTGGGATTACATTTACTATAAATTGCTCTACTGGTTTACGGTTGTTTAAGGTGTTAAAATTTGAATATGCATTTTTTGGATCATATACTTTTTTCCATGTTGTGTACAAGTTTGGAGAATTTGCATCCATTTTATTACCCAAAGAGCGATTCTTATCTATACTATCTCGTTTGAACATGATAAGAGGAGCCATAATTGCACCATTCTTGTCTTTGTAATATCCATCCTTTTGTGTAGATTTCCAACGTTCAGGTGAACCATATATTATGGGAACAGGGATTCGCATGTTGTTTTGTGTAACTGAAGGGCGAATCACATTTGAAAAATAGTAGTGGATTGCCTCATCAATATCTTCAAATCCTATAGTGAATGGTTTTGTAGTATCTCCCCTAAATGAAAGTTTTTCTGAGCGGTTAAATTCAATTCCATTTTGTTCATTTGCTGTAAATTGATCAAAATTAGAGGGAATGTTTGGATTACCTATAGTTTCTCCATTTTCAGGGTTAACATACGGCTCAATTTGTTCGTTTGAAATTTGACGTTGAGATTTTGGGTTTGGTTTTCTTGTTCTTGGCATGTCTCTATAAATATAGGTCTATGATAAATATTTATAGGTATGAGTAAACGACTAGAACAACTTGAAGTAAAAAAATTGTTGCAAGAATATAGTTTTCTATTGTTGGATGAAGAATACAAAAACGAGGTTATAGACTCTAACAAGGAGGAATTTTTAAATAAAATAAGAGAGGCACGTGGTGAGACACCTCCACCTCCCCCTCAAACCCCTCAAGAACAACTACCAAAGAAAAAAATAGACCCAAACACAGTGGACAAGTCCACTAGAGAAAAAGTTAAAAAGTTGTATAGGGAAATTGCTAAAATCACTCATCCAGATAAAGCAAAAACAGATGAGCATACTGAACTGTATGTTAAAGCTACTACGGCATCTGAGGAATTTGATTTGTATACTTTATATGAAATATGCTCACAACTTAATATATCTCACTCAATAGATGGTGAAGATAAAGATATTTTAAAAATACGTATAAACGAAAAAAAGGACAAGCTTAAAAATATTGAAAATTCATTCATATGGTTATATGCGCATGCCGCAACAGATGAGGAAAAACAGAAACTAGTAGATCAATTTGTAAATAAACACGGAAACAGTATATGAAAATAGGAATCACACTCGGCTTAAAAGACAACAAAGAATCCATTTGGACAAACGGTATCAAACAAAACGTTTTGATGCTTGTACACCTGCTAAAAAATTCAAAGAAAAAATACGATGTTTGTATTTTAAATTCTATGAATGTAGATTTTACAGAACGTCCTTCATATCTTGATGGAATAGACATTCACTACTTTAACGATAAGTTTTTGGAGATGGATCTGTTGATTGTAATGGGTGCACAAATATTTGACTATCAACTTGAAACATTTAAACGTTCTGGAGATAATAAAAAAGTTGTATCTTATAAATGTGGAAACAACTATGTGATCCATATGGAAAATATTTTGTTTCGTCCAAGTGAGGATAAGAAGTTTCAATATGAACGTCAATATGATGAAATATGGTATGTTCCACAACAAGATGAGGTAAATTCTGGTTTGTATAAAACACTATATCGTACAAATGCCTTTGCGGTTCCTTTTATATGGTCTGAAAAGTTTTTATTTGAGGCGGTTAGAGAAATACATAAAGGGTTCAAAGCAGGAAAATACACAAAAGATTGGCAGTACGACAATACCAAAGAAAAAAAGATAATTGGTATCATGGAGCCAAACCTCAACATTGTTAAGTTTTGTTTGATTCCAGCTATGATTGCTGAGGAATCATATCGCACTATTACAGGCCGAAAACACATTGAAAAACTTCGTATTACAAATGGAACGGTAGTTTCAAAACATCGAGAGTTTATGTCCATAATTCAAACATTTGATTTGTTTAGGGAAGGTAAGATATCGGCTGAATCACGTTATCAAACAGCTTACATGTTAACTCAACATTTGGATGTGTTGATTTGCCACCAGTTGTTAAATCCATTAAATTATTTGTATTTGGATGCCGCTTATTTAGGGTATCCAGTTTTACATAATGCTCCAATGTGTAAAGATTTGGGTTACTATTACGAGGGTTCAGATACAGTTGAGGCCGCTAAAATGTTAAATCATATATTAACAGAACACGATAAAGATATTGACGGATATAATCAACGCAATGATGTTGTGTTACAACGCTACCATATTGAAAATACAGACGTTATTGAAACGTATGATCGTTTGATTGAGGGTGTATTTAATGGTGGAAATAAGGATTTGATATATGATCCTACTACTAACCTATATAAATAAATGTTGTCTATAGGAATAAAAAAAGGGACCTTTTGAGTCCCTTTTGTTGTGTTTGGTTAAATATATTGGATTACAATTGTCCGATACCTTTAACACGTAGTTTGCCTGTTCCTGTTGGAATCAAATCAGCACCAAAAATCTCCCAATTATTTGCAATTAAATAATCGTAGTCTGTGGTTCCAGCAGATGTTCTTCCACCTGATGTGTAAAGTTCACCAGTATCCCAATCATTTGCCAATTCATTTGCTGCTAATTTTGCTAAAAGTGAATTGTTTGTTAAAGTTGAGTTAGTAAATGGGTTATTCTCAACACTCAAATATTGAAGGTTTAGTAAGCCTGTGATGTCAAGTGATGTTAATTGGTTATTTTGTAAAGTTAAAATATTTAAGTTGGTTAAACTTGATACATCAATTGATATTAATAAATTACTACTTACCACTAAATTAGTAACAGATGTTAAATCGGTTGCATCAAAAGATGTTAATTGGTTGTCACCTAAACCTAATTCATTCAATGATGTTAAACCTGTTCCATCAAATGAAGTTAGTTGGTTACCACCTAATCCTAATAATGTTATATCACCACTTGGTGTACCATCAGATAAACATGGAATGAGTGTAAATTCTCCATTTGCATTTGCTACTGTTATGGTTTGAGCACCATTATTTTGATCAAATACGCTTGAATCTGTACCATCGTGGTTGTATTTCCAATATCCAGTAGATGTTTCAGCATAAATTGAAATTGTTTCTCCAACTGATTTGGATGTTATAAAAGTTGCCATAATTTTTTTTCGTTTTTAAAGTTTATAATTTTATGTTATGGATTGATCTGTCCAACACCTTTAACACGTAATTTACCTGTTACAACGGGAACTAAATCAGCACCATCAACTACCCAATTATTTGCAATCAAGTAATCATAATCTGCAGTTCCGGCGGATGTTCTTCCTCCAGTTGTGTAAAATTCACCAGAGTCCCAATCGTTTGCTAATTCATTTGCTGCTAGAAGTGATAGAAGTGAATTGTTAGTTGAAGTTGGATTTGTCAATAGGTTATTAGATATATTTAAAAATTGAAGATTATTTAAACCTGTAGCATCAAATGATGTTAATTGGTTATTTTGTAAAGTTAAATCATTTAATGTGGATAATCCAGACCCATTAAATGAAGTTAATTGATTATTATAAATAAATAAATAAGTTAATGCTGATAAATCTGTTCCGTCAAATGAAGTTAATAAGTTAGAATTTAAATTTAAACCTGTTAGATTAATTAAACCAGTCCCATCAAATGATGTTATTTGGTTATTAACTAAACCTAAATCAACTATATCACCACTTACATTACCTTCACTATCGCATGAAATCAGAGTAAATTCTCCGTTTGCATTTGTTATTGTGATAATTTGTTCTCCATTTTCAAATACACTTGAATCTGCTCCATCATGATTATATTTCCAATATCCAGTAGATGTTGGAACATTAATTGTAATTGTTTCTCCTATTGATTTGGATGTTATAAAAGTTGCCATAGTTTTATTTTGTTTTTAAAGTTTATTAAAATGTTTTTGTATAAATATAGGGAGGAGTATTTCATCCTCCCCATAAATTTTAACTATTAATACATACCGTAAACAGCAACTTTATCACCAGCTAAAGGAGCATCGTTGAATGTTACAGATGTTGTAGTGATTGAATAATCACCAGCATCTTGTAATAGACCATTCAAGTAAACTGCCTGTGAACCAGCTCTAAGTTCGTTATTGAATGTAAATTCAGTACGTGAACCATTAGCAGTTTCAACTACACCAGCATTTCTGAAATAAATGTTAGTGAAATCGTATGCTAAAGATGCTTCAGCAGATTCTGCACGAGATACTTCTGTGCTGATTTCATCCATTACATTCACACCATCAACTGTCAATTCACCAGATACTTCAACATTACCTTCGAATGTTCTTGTTCCACTTGCAGGAGCAGCAATTGTTTCTTTCAAACGAATTACGTTTCCAACAGTGTCAAGTTCAATAGTTGCTTCATCAGTTGCAGCTAAACCATCAATTTCACTTGAAACATATGCTTCAAGTGAGAAGTCAGCTGATTCTCTTGTAGAGATTTCATTTGACAATTCTGTTGATACTTCAGCAAATGAGTCAATTGAAGTTAAGTCAGTGTTTGCAATCAAGTAAGATACTTCTTCAGACAATTCAGTAGCTAAAGATGCTTCAGCAGCTTCTGCTCTTGAGATTTCTGTAGAGATTGCATCTGTTAATGAAGCTTCTGCACTCATTGCACGAGATTCTTCAGCATCAACGTCAGCAATACGAGCTGAAGTTTCAGTAGATAGATCAGTAGCTAAAGACTGGTCAGCAGCCAAACGAATAGAAGCTTCGTTGTCAATTGCAGATACTCTTGCAGACTCTTCAGCGTCAACGTCAGCGATTCTTGCGGAAGTTTCTGTTGACAATGCAGAGTTCAAAGATGCTTCAGCAGATGTTGCTCTTGACTCTTCAGCATCGATATCTAAACCAATTGAAGTTACAGCACTCAACAATGCGTTATCGTTCTCTAAATCAATTCCGTTAACGAAATCAACGATTTCAGCAAATTGATCTAAATCAACATCTGAACCATCAAGGATGACATCAATACGAGATGCTTCAGCAGATACTGCAGTTGCCAAAGATTGGTCAGCAGCCAAACGGATAGAAGCTTCGTTAGTAATTGATGTTGCTAAAGATGTATCAGCTGATGTACGAGCATCATCTTCTCGAGAAATTTCACCTGATATTTTTGTTGATAAACTTTCATCAGCAGATAAACGAATAGAAGCTTCGTTATCAATTGCTACAGTACGGTTAGATTCTTCTGTTGATAGTCCTGTTGATAAATCAGAAGCTAATGATTCATCAGCAGCTAAACGTGTTGAAGCTTCATTTTCAATTTCAGTTGATAAACTATTATCTGCTAATTCTCTATTTGAAACTTCAGATGATATAATTCCATCATAATAGATTTGATCCTCAACTCTCTGTGAAGTTTCAGTTGACAAATCAGCAGCTAATGATTCATCAGCAGCTAAACGAGCTGAAGCTTCAGCCTCATCATTTGCATTAAGATCTGAAACTGCAATGGATAATTCACCAGATAACCAATTATCTTCTGCTTGTCTTGCAGATGTTTCAGAAGACAACTCATCACTTAATACAACCTCAACACTCATTGCTCTTGATTCTTCAGCATCAACGTCAGCGATTCTTTCTGAAATTTCAGTTGATAAAGCACCTTCGATAGAAGCATTAGCAGTTGATAAGTCAGCAGAAATTTTAGTTTCTAAACTGTTATCACCAGCAACTCTTGCAGATGTTTCGGTCGATACGGCAGCTTGACGATTTGCAGTTTCAGTTGACAAGTCAGCAACAACAGAAGCGTCACCTGAAATACGAGCGGCTTCCTCTAATGAGATAGCAGCTTCTCTATCAGCAACTTCAGTTGATAAATCAGAAGCTAAAGATGCTTCAGCAGATGTTGCACGAGATGCCTCAGCGCTTAAAGAAGCACCAGCAGCTGTTGCCAATGAAGTGATAGCACCGTTTAAGTCACCATCAGCAGATTGGAATGCACCAACGATTTCAGTTAATGAATCTAAAGCTGCAGGATCAACGTTTGAGACGATGTAATCAATTCGGTCTTCCAATGAAGATTCAGCTGATTCTGCACGTGCAGTTTCATTAGATACTTTAGTATCCAAAGAAGCATCAGCAGTTGACATCGCAGCTTCTAAACTTTCATCACCAACAACACGTAAAGATGCTTCAGCATCGATGTTGTTTTGTAATGAAGTTTCAGCTACCATTGCGCGAGATTCCTCAGCATCAACGTCTGCTTCACGGTTAGCAACTTCAGTAGATAAGTTTGCGGCAAGTGATTCATCACCAGCAACGCGGTTTGAAATTTCAGTAGATACTGCAGCTTCACGAGCAGAAACCTCAGTTGAAAGGCTAGCCGCAACAGAAGCATCACCAGATACACGTGAAGAAACTTCACTTGAAACTTCAGTTGAGATATTATTGTCAATTGAGGTAATCGCTGATTGTAAACCATCGATATCTGCAACAACAATACCAACTGGAGCGGTGATTTGTGCATTATCTAAAATTAAGTCAGATTGTCTATTTAAGACGATTTTTGTAGTTGACATAAGTTTTAAATTAAATTAAATTAAATTGTTTATAAATGAATAAGGGTGAACCAGAATGTCTCCATTTAAGTAACATCAATTACTACTCTAGAAATAGAATTTTACTTGTTAAATAAAAGGTTTTTCAAGTTCTTTATGGCATTTGTGTAAGCCAAAGGTTCGCATGAACCCGTTTCCGTTAAATATGCATCTACATCGGATAATAGTTCGGGGCTAGATGGGAAAATAAACGTAGATTTTTTTGTAGTTTTTTCTACTGTAAATTTATGCCCCTTGATCTTAAGGTATGCTGTTAAATATAAATCTGAAGTTGAATATAAATTCTCTGAGTTCATCTAAATATTGGGTTTGATTATACGTATGCAGGATTTTTTAAAAATATAAAGGAAAATCTAAATATTTTTTTATCCTATAACAAATGGTAATAGGTGCAACGAAGGTTTGTATCTGTTGGGGGAGCTTCTTTAAATGTAATAGTTGAGTCAGATACTTGATAATCCCCATTAATCCCACTTTCTTGAAGCAAACCATTCAAATATATATGTTCACTATCCTCTACTGGGGGATACTGTAGGGTAAATACTTTATTTATCCCATCAATTACACCAGATAAAGTTTCTTTGTCTTTAAATACTTTTACAGGAGTGTTATCTACATAATAGTATGTGCAATTTAATTTCATTCCCGGAAGTAAAGGCTGATCAAACGTTATAATTGAACCCGAAATTGAATAGTCTGTAGATGATCTACTATCAATTAACAAACCATTTAAATATAAATGTTCACTGCCTAAGGTTGGAGTATGTTCTAAAACATATATTGTGTTTACACCATCGATTGAGCCGGATGGGGTTTCTTTATTTACAAATATTTTGGATGCATTTAAAGCATTTGCTGTTGAAGATAAACCATCTATTTGAATACTTTGAGTTGTTAAAGATTGAGAAATTTGCCCAAGTGATTGTGTAACTAAAGTAATAGATCCTGCTATTTGATTTATTGCTTGGGTTATAGCATCAATATCAGCAGTTGGTTGCGATACAACAGTAGTTATGATAGTTCTGTTTTTAAATTGGTTTAAATATACTGGGGTTGAAGAAATTTTTTCGGCCATTTATATTCTTTCTTTTGAGATTTGAACTTTATCTGCAGGTACATAATGTGCTGTGCAAATAATTGACCAATTGGAGCCAAAATTTTCCAGTCCTGGGTTTAATGGGTTTGTGTTATATGGGTAAGCTGGGTCTTTTCCAACTACAAGTTGATTATCATTTACATTATTAATTTCCCAATATGATTCATACCACATTATTATATCTCCTGATTCAGGTAATACATTAGCGTCAACTAAATCATCACGTAAAAATTTAAATGTCATTGGTCTATCATAAGACACACCAAAATCATCAACTGGTTGGGAAGCATCTCCTCTATCAATTAATACGTTTAATAGAACAGGTTCTGCATATAATCTTGCACCAGCTGCTTCACCATATATGTTTACCTTTGTTTCAGCTGTTTTGAGTTGATAAAATACACATTGTTGTGTAATAACATCCCATAGCAGTTCCCTGTTAAGGTGCCTAAATAATGAAACGTCACGTGATGAACCAAATAATGCGCACATAATTTATTGTGTTTTAAATTTCCATTTATATCCTTTACTATTATTTTTCCAATTTTGTAAAGATCTATGGATACTAGTTATACCTAGATAAGTACATGCTTCTTTAGCACTTTTCCATTCTTTTATAAATATTCCTTCTTTAGAATATTGAAGGACAGATTTACTGTTTTTTTCTCTTATTTTCTGGTTTCTTTCATCATTCTGGTAACAAACATGGCCTATTTTCTTTTGGGAAATTTTTTGTTTGGTTTCTAAAGAAAGTTTATTACCTAATGCGTATTTATTTCCTAATTTATGTTGTCTTTTTTTTAAGTTAGATTCAACAGAATGTTTTCTTCCTTTATTAGCTTTACTAGTTTGAGATTTTTGATAATCACTTTGAGAAAAACCTAAATGGTATTTATTTCCTTTATTGGCATTTTGAATATTTATTATTTTTTCTTTTGGAAATGAAGATATACCAGATGAATATTTGGTAGCATTGTAAAAAAGTGGATTATCATATGCATCAAAATAATCAATCCAATACTCTTCTAATTCTTTCATTAAATTAATATCGTTTACTTCTGCCAGTATGGTTTTAATAA